ATGATGGAGATTGCAGGATTAGAGAACTCAGTACCAGTGAGGATGATTTATGTTGATGACAAAAGTGAAGTATTGTTTAAATCTTTAGCTCATGCAGCAAGGAATACAAGGATCACACAAGACTCAATAAAGAAATCACTTAACCCATTACTAAAGAGGAAATTTAAGCACAATAATAGAGATGTGGTTTTTAGGATAGTTAAGGATAAATAGTATATTTGTGGATGCAAACCGTACTTTGCAGTTAAAACTTATTGCCCGAAGAGGCGTGGGGGTGTACGGACTCCCGCAAATCTGAGGGCTTTTTTATTTTATGAATACAGGAATGATTGTTAAGAGCAGATCGGCTGAAAAGTTTACTGCCATCGACAACGAGATTATTAGGAATGTCGAATTAACATTAGAGGAGAGAGGATTATTAATTTATTTACTAAGCATGAGGCATGATTGGGTAGTTTATAAAACTAACCTACATGAACGATTAGGTTGCACTAAAGGTCAACTAGACAGAGTTTTTAAGGGGTTACAAACTAAGAACTATATCTTGTCTGTAAAGGTTATAAATGAGCTTGGAAGATTTACTGGATGGAATCATGTAGTATATGATACACCAGCAATCCGAGATGATAAATCACCGAGTTCTATAAATGCCGAAGTCGGTGAAAGTGCCCCTATAAGTAATACTAATACAATTAATAGTAAATTAAATATTAAGAAAACTAAGTTTATAAGACCAACAGCTAATGAGATAGACTTATATGCTAAAGAAATAGGCTTTTTAAGTCTTGATCCTTCTTATTTTATAGACCATTATGAATCTAATGGTTGGTTAATAGGTAAAAACCCCATGAAAGATTGGAAGGCTACTGTAAGAACTTGGCAAAGGAATAGTACCAAATTTAATACTACTAACGTACCTACAAACAAAATAACTACACAAATAAAACTTAAATGATAGCTATAAACCTACCAAAAGCTTTAGATATTGAATCTAACATACTTGGTGCATTGCTTTTAGACAAAAGGACTATCCCATTGGTTATAGGTCATCTAAAAACTGATATATTCTACGATTTAAAGCACCAAAAAATCTTTAACGCTATTAAGGAGATGTATGATAGTAACATATCTATAGACCTTACTACTGTAGCTCAAAAACTCTCACAAGATGAGGACATAATACGAGAAGGTGGAGCTTACTACCTATCAAAGTTAACTGATAATGTAACTACAACAGCTCATATTAATACCCATATTGAGATTGTTATTGAGATGTATAAGAAGCGTGAAGCTTATAAAGTACTAAGAATAGCTGAGAATAGTTGTTTAGACAACGATAGTCAGTCTTTAGACCTTTTATCTGACCTAAATAGTCAACTTATAGGTTTACTAGAATATGGTAATTTATACGAAAAAAGCATAACTGATGTAGTTATGGCTATCAACTTTGCTAGGGATTTAGCAAGTAATGGAGAACTTTTAGGATTTAATACTGGCTTTGATGAACTAAACAAGACCATAGCAGGATGGTGTAAACCTGACCTATGTATAATAGCTGCAAGACCTGGTGCAGGTAAGACAGCAATGATGCTTTCCAGTGTTTATCACTTATCTATTTTAAATAGCGTTCCTACGGCTATTTTTAGCCTCGAAATGAGCTCCGAACAGCTTGTTGAAAGGTTAGAATCAATAACGAGTCAAGTGCCCTTAAAACGCCTTAGAACTAATAATTTGAACGACTATGAACGTAAGCTACTTTTAAAGACAGATGACAAGATAATCACAGCACCCATCTACATAGAGGATACTGGAGGAATCAGTATCTCACAACTCAGAGCTAAGGCTACTATTCTAAAGCAGAAGTATGGTATCAAGGTAATATTCCTAGACTATCTTCAGCTTATGAGTGGACAAGGCAAACAAAACCAAAACCGAGAGCAGGAAGTAAGTTTTATAAGCAGAAGCCTTAAAGCCTTAGCCAAAGAGTTGGAAGTACCAATCATTGCTTTATCTCAGTTATCTAGAAAAGTAGAGGAAAGAGCTGATAAGCTTCCAATGTTGTCTGATCTTAGAGAATCAGGTAGTATTGAGCAAGATGCTGACATTGTTATTATGCTTATGCGACCATCTTACTACGAAATGAAAGAACCTGTAGAGATTGGTGGTAAGGAATACCATCCTGACGACCTTGTAATTGTTAAAGTAGAGAAAAATAGACATGGTAAGACTGGTAATATACCTATTAGATTTATTGGAGAAACAACCACATTTGAAGATTATAAAATTTAAAACTATGAAAACAGCAATGCAAGAATTACTAGATGAATTAAAAGAATATCAACTAGAATTTAATATACCTATTGAAGTAATAGATATGTGCGAAAGTCAAATAAATGTAGAAAAAGAGCAGATAATGAATGCTTTTAGTAGAGGGTTAGGTACAGAATTAAGTGATTGGGAAAATTCAGAACAATATTATGATAGAACCTATAACCAAAACAAATAAAATGGAAACAAACATTACACTTATCGACCAAAAATTCCCTGAAGTGGAATATGTGCAAGGCGAAGACCTTAATATAGAGAACATGAAAGAACGTATCGTTACTAAAGCATGGTATGATACTGCTAGATTTAATGACATAACAGATATAGCAGTTGGTATCGGTATGGGTACTAGAACACTTTATTTTTATGCTAAGAAATTAAAACTACCTAGAAGAAGTGGACTTAAATAGGAACTATAAGAATACTCGTAAGTTCGACATAGAACAAGCTAAGGCTAATGACGGAACTTATCAAGCATTGTTATTGTTTGCCAGGAACACAAAAATCTTGGTTATACAACAGCCCAAAGCACTGAAACAAAAATTCATGTGGCTTGAATATGAGAATAATGGTAAACCTAGTGGCATAGCTGACACAAGAGTAGAGTTCTTTGCTATCAACTTTGACCTTAAAGATAGAATCTACTTTATACGAGCAGAGATGCTTAGAATAAAGGCAAGAAGGCACTTTAAATGGGGTAAAACTAAGATAGTTGAGGGCATAAGATATGTAAAAGTTCCAACTGTGGAGATGATACGTTTCGATTAATTAATGTAATTTCGTTTATATGACATACAAAACAGCAAGTGACTTAACCAAGATGATGCTAGAATATTTAGATAGTTTAGGTTATGAAGTATGGAGGAATAATAACCTAGCAGTCAAAGGGAGGTCTTTCATTGGTAAGAAAGGTTTACCTGACATCATAGGTTACCATAAGAACTATGGTCAGTTCATTGCTTGTGAGATTAAAGCTATAGGTGATAGACTAAGCGTATCACAGACAAGTTTCTTAACTCACTTAGGCATGTGTGGTGGCACATCTATTGTATGTCAACAAGTATCAGACGGAACAATTAACTTAACAATATTTTTAGACAATGGCGAAAGCAAAATCAGCATCTGGAACGAGTATGAAGGTGAGTTTCGGGAAGCGTAAAGAAGGAAGAGCAAAGAAATCTTATAACAAACATAGTCCAAGACCTAAAGCATATCGTGGTCAAGGACGCTAAAAAACAATTATGGAAAATTTAGAGTTAGAAAACAAATCAGAAAAAGTAACTAAGACAACTACAAAAGAAGTTAAGGTTACTGTAGTTCCTAAAGAAAACAAGTTTGTAACTGCTGAAACTATTAAGTTAGTAGAAGACATCTTAAACGATGGTACAGTAGACATCAAATGGAGAGCACAACTTAAAGAACAAGTAAGAAAATACAAAGGGCATGGAGAATAATTATGATAGTATAGTCGAGTCTGTAATTACAAAGTATAAAGATAGAGCTAACTTAGGCTTTACTAAATACGGAACTAATCTTGATAGAACTGACTTAAACACCAAAGAATGGGCTGAGCATTTACAGCAAGAACTTATGGATGCTGTATTATACTTAGAGAAATTCAAAGAAGGAATTAAAAATAGTTTATAAACCAAAACAAATATCATGGCAACGCAAAAAGAGAACTTCTTAGGAAGATGTTTCACACTTAGATCAGCTTACGGATCATTCAGAAAAGTATCATTCGGTCCAGAGGACTTAAAGAAACTAAATGAGTTCGCAGCATCTAACAAAGGATGGTGTTCTATCCTTATCAAAGACAAAAAGAACGCAGGGCCTGAACAAAGTGATTTCTATTGTGAAATGGACACATTTAAAGCAGGTGATTATAAACCAACGGAGAAAAAATTACCATTTTAGTTATGAATCCAAAAATTTACAAAGAAATAATTATAAACTTAACACTTTTATTAGTAGGTTTGTATCTACCATTTGCATTTATTATTAATAAGTACAATCCATTAGGTTGGGAATGGTATGAGAGATGTTTATACGTTATAGCAGTTGTAGCAACTATAGGTTATGCTTCATCGGTATATAACAAAAAGTAGTATGTTTTGTTTGTAGTTTAATAAGTTAGACCCTGCTATTCATAGTGGGGTCTTTTCGTAATAAAAAACCCCCAGATTTTACCTGAGGGTTAACCAAAACTACACACAATCACACACCACACATGAGAGCTATTTTAATTATGACTATTTCTAGTGTCATAAAACTTTGTCAATACTGATCCGTAAAGGATTGCTTGATACCTTGTAATAAAGCTTTCTACTGTTTCATTCACATAGAAGTAATCTTCATTACCCATATATACAAAACACCTATCACTATTTTCTTCATCAGCCGTTACACTCGCCACCTGATAGATGTTGATATAAGCATCTGATTCCTCAGAATTATCCTGGAACTCGTAGCTTTCATCTTCCTCTTCGGTCAGTTGTATGATGTGCATTAACATTTGTGATACTATTTTTAAGTACAGTAAGTCGTAATTCCTTTACAATCAACTCAAGCCTAGCTTCTAAGTGAGTCTTTTCTTTCATTAATTGGTTAATCTTAACGTCTACTTCTCTGTTCATACAAATTTACGATTTAATTCTAATGGAAATAAAAAGTGC